AGTGTTATTTTTTGACGTCCTGGTGTATATCCAATATCGAGTTGGAAATCATTTTTCTGTCCCTTTACATAAATAGAACCATTAATTAGGGCCTGGGCAGACATGTTTGCCCGTTTCACAAAATTAGAACGTCTCGCAATGCGAGACCAATTCGGGTCTATAATTTTGATTGCTGCTGTGTTGTAAACCCTCAAATCAAACGGTTCATTTGCAACCCCTTTAGGTTTGACCCATTCGCGAACGAGGCGCCCGCGTTTAATATTAATTGTCAATTTTTCACTAGTTAATCCCGCGTAATATTCAGAATCGTATCCTCGCGCCTCATCATCAGGGAAATGACAATAACCCGCAGACGGGGCGTCTTTTTTTAATCGTTTTTGAACTAAAATTTTTCCCTGGCTAACACCTAAAACGTATAGCCTGCATTTATTTTTAGTATTTCGTGACGGTTTTGAAATGAACGCCCTGTCAAACAGTGACGCTCCTTTGATTGCATAAACACGATATTTGTTTAGTGGTTTTGTGTATCGGTAAACCTCGTCAGTCCACCACCCACCCGAATCAATAACCGTACAGACTATTCGCAGTTCTGAGCCGTCCCTGCGTTGATAAACCGAATGGCGGAGCTGGTCGATTTTTTCCCAAATTGATAAATTGTTTGGGTCATTATTAGTCATGACAGATAAATCGCCGTGCAGCTCACCATATTCAATGCCCCATGACTCCTCGCCAATTCCCCACCCACAAACCTCGTACGCTATCCAATCCTGCTGGACGTCGATAGCAAGTGTTAGAAAGTAAACACCATCAGGAATATCAGCGTCGTACGTTTCTCGTCGTCGTAGAAGATATTCGGCTGCGATTTGCTCTCCGCTCTCCTCGTACGGTAATCCCAAAATCGTGTTAGTAAATACTTTTATCATTTCGACATCATCTGAAATATCTTCAAACATACGCGCTATTTCAGTCCACGATAACCACCCTACAGGCGAATATAGTGACGATAAATGAAAACCTACTCGGTGGTGGTCAGGATTATGAGCTTTCCAATGTCCTGCTGCGAACATTTTTGTTTTTCTGTGTTCGGGAATTAAAGAACCGCAATGCAAACAGGCAAGAGCCACTTTATCAGGTTGTCCTTTTGGCCAACTTAGTCGCTCTAATTCAATAGTCTGAAACTCTCCACAATCAGGACATGGGACATAAAAATAACGTTGATCACTATCTAAGAATAATTTCCATATTTTAGATTTACCTAATATGGTTGGAGTTGATGAAAAAAACGCCTTTCCTCGTGAAAATGTAGACATCCGTCTCAACGCTAAATTAATCGGGTCACCTTCTTCACCCGCTTCATCGGGATAACGATCTGTTTCATCACAATAGAGTTTACTAATAGGCATTGATGCTAAATCAGCTGGGCTATTCGCTCCTGTTAGAATGAGTGTTCCCCCAATGAACTCTTTCTGATAAATAGTATTCCCATCCACCCAAAACATTTTATCCTGTAATTTTGAGCATTGTTTTAGTGATGGTCCGATTCGTTGTTTACTCCACCGTTCAACGGCTTTATTAGTTGGTTGAACAGCAAGCATGGGCCCTGGCGCAACATCAATTGTATACATTAACCAATTTAAACCTGTTTCAGATGCGCCGATTTGGGAACCTTTAGCGAAAACCACTTCACGACATGGATGAGATGGAGAGAGAACATCCATGATTTCGACTAAAAATGGCGTTTTTTCATTTCTCCACGGACCTGGTGAACTACTCCCAGAGCGTGGTAATATCCGATATTTAGCTGCCCATTCACTAACGGTCAATGTGGGTATAGGTTGAAATGTCGCACAAAAACCATCAATTAATGAACGATTATCCACGTGCAACAAATCAAAATCATTCACTATCTAAAGTTCCTAATTTTTGCCGAATATCAATAATCATCAAATTTAATTCAGCGGTTAATAATTTATGTATTTCGCGTGAATCATCTATTGTTGCTAATTCATCTGATAACCGATCTGGTAGATTAGTTAAGGCATTTAGCAAAATCGAACCGAGTTCGGAACCTTGCTGACGAACGGATTCAACAGAAACAACTGTCCTATATTTCTCCTCAACCTCCAGCTTAGCCAACATAGCCTGGTATTCCGCTTTTTCAGCTCGTGCATTATTGAATCTGACAGTGGCATTATTATTTGGATTATTTTGTAAATCATCTGCATCAGAATCAGAATCAGATACTATCTTAGGTCGACCACCGCGGTTTAATACAAGTTGATGGTTAGATTTATCATCATCAAATGTTTTTTGATCGGCTAACATTTTTAATGCTGAATCGAGATCAAACAACGCCCGTCCTGATTCAGTGAACGACGCTGGCAACAATATTTTATTTTTGATTTTCCGCGATATTGTCTGTTTTGTTACACCAGCACGACGAGATAATTCAGACGCGGATACAAAAAATTTTTTTTTGTCACTCATTTAGTCCCACGTTCGACAGGCTGAAAAATAAATGTGACAAATTTTTAATTTATAATCTATTGAAAAATAAAACATAAATTAAAATTTTGTCACTCGTCATCATTTTGTAAACCCTAAAAAATTTTAACAAATATATAAATTTTGGGAGGCACGAGCCTCCGCAACGTGTCACCCCTCACGGAAGTACCTAATCGGGGGGATAGGGGAGATTGGTGGGCGCGCGCTCCCAGTTATTATCAATAATCCGAGTTTTTTGGCTAACGCACGTTCCGCTATTGCTCCCGAACTGGTCTCCCAGCCGTCTAACAGGTAAATCATATTGGCTGAACGAACCATTGCTAGGCAAATGTCCATGTATTTATATTCAGTCAATCCAACAGGTAGACAATGTGGATTTAAAACAATAAATCCTAACCGTTTAAATAATTGTTCTGCCCTGAGGAACGCCTCTCTATTCCCGTTTTCGTGACCTGTAATAGGTCCTGCAATATAGACAACGGACATAATTACACGTCTCGCTCACATTGTAATAACCACAATGCGTAGGTGAATTCAAGTGGATGATTGCGAAACAAATTATATATATACGTATTAATCGTCCATACTGTCTCTTGACTCGATGGTGGTAGTTCCGAAATTCTGCCCTTTATCATCAATATCTTTTCTTCAATAGTTAATTTTGCCATTTCAATTCTCTTGTGATGAATACTGTCCAAAAACTTCTAATAATAGCTTACCTAAAAAACAAATATCATTAATTGCCAAGTCCACCCCCAACTGATATTCAATTGGACTGGCGGCTAATTTGTCTTCTAGCTGAGATTTAATTTCATGCACTATGTCCTGTTGGGATAAATCCAGTTTCGAAATCAAGCCCTTTATCATTAGCGCACGTTTGTCTTTGTCATTTTTCATTATAATTTACCTTCGATATATAGATATAACATGCTCCAGAACTAGGATGACTGCAAACTCTCAATTTGAAATAACGCTATAGCTATCATAAATTCGGCAGTACTTTCGCTGTACTTTTCAGACAAATTCTTTAAACATAATGTAATTTCAGCTATTTTTTCTTGCTGTGATTTATCTAGTTCCGAAATGCCACCCTTTAGCATTAAACGAGTTTCCTCAATTGGTGTTAATCCCATAATTAATATCCCCGATGGTTTTGTTTATCCCTATTTCCTAATGCCAGGACTGCCCACATATGCCCACCCTGCAATTCTGTAATAGCAACAGAACATAGTCGCCTGGTCTCAGGCGATTCTGTTTTTTCTCGCAAATCGTTCAACAGGTCGATGACCGTGGATATATTTTTACTACAAATACTAGTCGAATCTAAATCTGACGGGTTGAAATTGATATCTAATAATTTTTGTCCATAAGTTATTGATTTCATTGGTTTAACTCTCTTATAGCTCTTTTGTCCCTATTACACATTTCAATAATATTGAGTAAATGCTCGTTGTACCTGACACTATCACCGAACGTCATTTGCCTAGGTGGTAGTTTAGGTGCACAATCATTTAATAGATTTGCTGGTATCGGCTGGGTGACGTAAATTTTTCGCTCGGTTGTACAGGCTGTTAGACACAGGAATAGGCACGAGCTGATTAGCACAATCATTATTTTTGAGTTGCTCATTAATCTGCTCCTGCCGTTCGGTTGATTGATTTTCTAATTTGAGTTTTGATTGCTCGTTATCTGCGATAATCTGATTATTTCTAACGATTGTTTGCTGTAGTTGCTCGATTTTATTGGTTAACTCGAATCGCTCGTGTTCGAGCTGTTTTTTTTTCTGATAATCGTCGTAACTAATACGGAGGCCCGAAATAATACCGATAACAACACCCGCAATTGCAAAAATTTTAAATTTATCCACTAGTGAATACCTAAAAATAACGAAACAAATAAAAACCAGCCCCAACCACGAATACCACCGATAGCCAGGATTGCAGCTATAGCAAAACATGCGAAAAACATAAATTTGTACCCTAAATATCAACTCAAATCGGTAGGTTCGGGCAGGATTGCCCATAATTTATAAAAATCATCACTAAACCGTTTATTCATAAACGTGTAAAACCCATCAAATTCACCCGTTTTATCATTAAATACTATATTGTCTGCAATATGAAACCCGTCACACGGATTGTATAAAATGGCTGTTTTATTTTGACAATCTATAGTAGGTTTTTTAGATGAGTCATAAAATTGCAGACCTATAATCATTTTAAACCGTCCAAATAAATCGTTTTACCGCCCTGTTTGATTGCTGTTAACACGATTTGACGGTTATTACTCGGACTAAATCCGATATGAACCCACTGGTTATGTTCCTGGATTAATTTGTCAAACTGTACACCAGCATCGATTAGGCGTTGGCAAATTTGTTTAGGCGTTCCGTACAAACTATGAAAATCAACAGCCAAGCCTTTGGTATGTGCACTAGTTGATACACCGCCCACACGGGCATTTAACGGAGGACAGCGATATCCAGATGTGATAACAATTGGTTTCCCTAATGCTGCCCTAACCAATTCTAATTTAGTGGCAGTTAGTCGGATATTAGGCATTAATTCGTCAGGGACTGAATTATCTATTTTTAATCGGTTAGCAGTAGAAGACCGTGTAAATTCGTCTAATGTAAAATGTTCGGTTAGTTTCATCGGTCATCTCCTCGCGCCTTTTTGATTAATCGTTCTTCCAGAGCTTTAATTAGTGTTGCGCCTGACCAACCAGCTAGCCCAGCAACACCGCCTGCCAGTTCGAAATCCCAGTTAAAATAGCTAGCGCCTAGAACAACGAGAGAGCCCGCAAACGTAGATACGCAGATTTGACCAATTAGCGTGCCAAGCCTGAATTTGTGGCCGTTCATAACGTGATAGCAGTAACTGGCAATTGAGCCGAGTAGCGTCACGCAAAATAAATAGACAATCACTGTCCAATTTACGTTGTTCGGGTCTTTTATAGGCATTTTTCTGATACTCATAATAGCCTCCTAAATTGAGGCGGTTAATAGAAATAACAGCGTGCTAGCGAATGATCTATTTAGTGTGAGTTTCTAGCGTTGCTGTCGAATTTGGAAAATTATTTTTTATTTGTTTTATCTCGTTGACCGTTTGATTAAATCGCTCCTGTTCTAATTCAACACCGATTGATGTCAGCCCCAATTTCAGACTCTCCTTGATAACAACACCCGAACCCATAAAAAAATCTGCAACAACACATCCAGGTCGTGTTGAGGCGTTGAGAATATCCCGAATCATTTCAGCAGGTTTTTCACACGGGTGTTTACCTGGATAATATTGCACAGGTTTATAGGTCCAAACGTCAGTGTACGGGACGTCAGGACTAACAGAAAATGGACGGCGCATATACTCGTATTTTTTTTTCAGATCGTTAAATTCTAACAACAGCGAATCATAACTTTTTTTCAACGTAGAATATTCTGTTATCAATTCAGAATGTGGCATTTGCAATTCAGCTGCTCGTTCGTTAAATAATTGTTGTAGAGCCAAATATTGTTGCTCATTAGGCAACCTCCACTGGCTATAACTGAACCAGTGCGAGCACATTTGCGTGCCTGTCACCCGATTAATATCCTGAGCGGAAACAGCGAGTGATTCTCGCGCCTGTTTGAAATATTCAATTAACGGCGCAAAAACCTGTGATTTTAATTCTGAGCATTTAGCCCCAACGCCAATTCCGCCGATTGAGGTTTCCTCTAACCCGTAATGCTCCGCAAATATAATCTGCTCCTTGGAGGTGCAATATAGGCGCAACGACTGTTTATTTAATTTCAACCAACGGCCTGACGGTTTGGCCCAGATAATATTATTTAGAATATTAAATCGCTGGCGCATTGATATTTCTATATCTGCTGCTAATTTTGAACTACAGAATAGATATATAGATCCGTTTGGTTTTAATACCCGCCAAAATTCAGCAAAAAAATCATCCAGCCACGCCAAATATTCAGCGGTGCTGTCCCACTGACGATCCCACTGTTCCGATTTAACTCGAAAATACGGAGGGTCAGTTAAAATTAAATCGACAGAATTATCGGGTAGTGTTTTTATAAACACTCGTGAATCTGCGTTCACTAGTGTCGCATTTTTTATTTTTATTTGATTAAACATGGTTTTTTTTAGTATGATCTCCCAGCTGTCGACGGCTGGGTGGGCTATAGACGAACCATGAATTATTTGGCATGGGTAGTTGGTTGTAATGTGCGCTAACACATTACAATCGCCCATTTTCATGCATAAAAAAACCACCAAAAAGGTGGCTTTATTTTTTTTGCGCACAAAAAAACCGCATCTAAGCGGTCTTATGGCATCATATATATTTATAGTGAAATCTTACCCAAAAAAAACGGGTTTAGCAACACCAAAAATAAATTATTTTTTAAATTTAATAAAAACAATATGTTAAATCTTAAATTTTTGCCTGTGCAATTCCCGTTTTTCTCTGCTCTGTTTTGACTGTTTTTGCAATTTAAAAAACAGATATACAGCAACGGGAACGCTCAATACGGTCAGAACTAATTCAAAAAAATAAAATG